CACGTCGCTGCCGATACCGGCCGCTGCCGCTCTACGCGTCACGCAGGACTGCCAGAACCGCATCACTCAGCCGATAGGAGCGCCTGCTGGACTTGAGCAAAATGCCGTCATGCCATACAACGGTGGCGTTCAGAAAGCATTTGATGTGCCGCTAGCTGTGCTGTCGGTCACATCCAACGGCACTCAGATCGTCACTGTGACATGCTCCAAGACGCATGGGCTGAAAACCGACTCCCAGGTTTCGATTGAGGGTCTTTCGGTACTGCCTGCGAACGGGTTCTACAGCGTCAATGTTCTGACGGCCACCGCGTTCACCTACATGGCGCAGGCCGACATACCGGCGCAGTCGCTGCTGACGCCGACAGCTAGGGTTGTGACTGCTCTGGTAGGTTTACCTTATGGGTCAAAGACGATTCCCCCCGTGCGCTTTGTTCCAGAGCCACTGCCACCAGCGCCAGTGCCAGCCGTTTATTTGGCCGTGGGTCCGGGCGATCCTTTTATCGTAGGCCCAGGCGGCGAAGAGATCATCACATGAAGCGTCTTCTATGGGCGTTGGCTGTTGCTCCAATGATGGTGCAGGCGCAGACCACGATCAATAATTTGCCGGCAGGCTCAGCGTTGACCGGCGCTGAACTTGTCCCAATATGGCAGGTGAACGCTTCGCCGCCGTGCTCTACGCTTGGCGTTTGCACATATCAGACTACAACTGCAGTGATCGCGGCCTACGTGAGCGCGAATCTTTCGGCCATCAATCTGGCGACTCAGGTGAGCGGGGTACTTGGCAAATCCAACGGCGGCACTGGGACGGCATCGCCAGGGCTTGTCGCAGGAGCAAATATTGCAGTCACCGGAGCGTGGCCAAATCAGACCATCGCAGTCACCGGACTTGCGCCGGTTGCCACCAGTGGCAGCGCAAGCGACTTGCTGGCAGGCACATTGCCTGCGGCCCGCATACCATCTACTTCTGTAATCGCAGCGACCTACGGTGATGGCACGCACGTCGGACAGTTTACCGTCGGCGCTGATGGCCGCTTGACCGCCGCCTCAAGCGTTACGATTACCGGAGCGGCGCCTACGGGAGCCGCTGGCGGGGTGCTTAGCGGCAGCTATCCGAACCCTGGATTCGCATCTACGACTGGCACGGGAGCTGTGGTGCAGGCGACTTCTCCAACGCTTGTCACACCGAACCTTGGCATGCCTTCCGTCATCGACCTCACTAACGCGACCGACGCCCCAACATGGAATCAGAACACTACCGGCAACGCGGCGACCGCGACCGCACTGGCGGCAGCTCCGACCCAGTGCAGCGGCGTTCAGGTAGCTACAGGCATCGCGGCGTCTGGAAACGCAAACTGCTCAAATTTACCAAACCCTGCTGCGTCCACCTTAGGCGGAATCGAGTCTCTAACCGCTGTATCGCACGAATGGATAAACGCGATCAGCACTAGCGGCGTGCCTTCTGCTACGCAGCCGTCAGCCGCTGACCTGTCTAATGGGGTCAGTGGCACTGGTGCCGTAGTTCTAGCGACAGGGAACGCTGCGACGGCCACCGCGCTGGCGGCGGTACCTACGAATTGCGGTGCCGGCGTTGCGGCTACCGGTGTGCTTGCTAATGGCAATGCGACTGGGTGCTTCACGCCTAGCGTTGGCAGCGTTCCATTTAATGACATCACTGCTGGCACGAATACTACCGCTGCCATGAATGTAGGCACCGGAGCATCTATTGGATTTGTTAATAACGCTCTGTGGATTACCACCGGCGCAGGTGGCGGAACATTCTTCAACACCAATAACTCGGGAGCTGGAGATCGCTATGTGTACTTTCCGGCTACCGACAGCGCGCTCCTTGGCTTGACCGGCGCGAACCTGACCTACACGGTCAGCACGCTGCCGACCTGCAACAGCAGCACCAATAAATACCAGTTCGCCGTCGTGACTGACGCTACGAGTCCCACGTACAACGGCGCGCTCACTGGCAGCGGGTCGGTGGTCACCCTGGCATGGTGCAACGGCTCTTCTTGGACCGCGCACTGACATGGCTACAGCAAGCATCCTTCAACTCACGCAAGCACTATCATTGCTCGGCACCGAACAATTGGAGGCGGTGCAGGCTGGATCTTCTGTGCGCGTTTCTGCGTCCCAGATCGCAGCCTTGGCTGTCGCTCTACTTAACCCCACTGAAGTCGCTTACGCCGTTCCGGCGATAGGCCAGAACGATAACTACACCGCTGGCGGCCAAATGGGCCCACTGATCGGATTCCTCGAACTCACGCCGACCGCGAACTGCAATATCACGGGGCTCGAAGCCGGCTTCAATGGCCAGGTCGTGGTCATAACGAACCTCAGCTCATTTGCGATCGTCCTGAACTCGCTCAACTCGGGGTCGCTCCCGCCTAACCAATTCCGCATGGTGTTCGACGTCACGCTGATCCAGAACGACTCGAAGTCGTTCAAGTACTCGACCACGATCGGCAAGTGGCTCGCGCCGGAGTTCTGACGTGAGTAGCCCGAATCCGCTGTCGTATAACGCATGGGTCCAGACGATCGGATCGATGGCCGTTGCGTTGGTCTCAGAAACCGGCGGCGTGTATTCATTCAGCGATGCGCCGCTGCAGACGATTGTGCCGCAGATACTCGCATACGCCGAATCCAGGATTCAGCGCGACCTCGACATTTTAGCGAACCAGACCTCCAACACGTACACCCTGACTGCTGGCGCGCCGATATTCGCGCTGCCAGTTGGCGACTTCCAAACCGTGCAGACGCTGGAGATCGTTCAACTGTCTAATGGCACAGTGGTCAACTCATCGCCACTGACGCCGGTATCAAAGGAATTCATTCAGAACTGTTATTCTGGACTGCTCAACGCCGGCACGCCGCGGTTCTTTGCCATGTTTGGCGACAACTTTGGCAGCGAGCAGGATTCCGCGACAAATATCCTGCTGGGCCCGGTGCCAAACTACGGCTACTCACTGCGCGTGACAGGCACCGCGTGCGAACCGTCACTGTACACGAACGCGACATCTGGGCCGGCAGACACGGCATACACGTACATCAGCCAGTACTATCCTGACCTGCTCGTGATGGCTAGCATGATCTTCATCTCGTCTTTTCAGCGTAACTTTTCTGCGACGTCCGATGATCCAAATATGGGGCAGTCTTACGAGAAGCAGTATCAGGCGTTGCGTATGGGCGCTGCGGCGCTGGAGAACAGACGCAAGCAGCAGGGAAGTGCCTGGTCTGCGTACTCCACGCCGCCAGCAGCCACGCCGACTCGGTGACGCATGCCGCATGCGATGTTGCGACTTGTGGGTGGCACGAATACGACTGAAACGCCAGCGCTCAATGAGAACTCAGGTATCTCGGCGACGAATCTGGTGCGCTACTTTTTCGATCCGAATGGCTCCCCGCTCATCGGTAAGCTGGGTGGGTGGTTGAAGTACTTTCCAACCGCAATGTCCGCCATCGTGCGCGCGCTGTGGGCGTGGGAGGACATCAACGATGTCTCACATTTGGCGATCGGTACACAGCCGTTTACGCCAGCATTTAACTCGCGCTCGCAGTTGGCGGTAATCACAGCCGGAGCATTGACGGACATCACGCCGGTGATTGCCAGCAGCGACACGCTGGGTAGCGTCGACTTCGCCACAACGATTGGCAGCGCGTCAGTGACGATCACAGATGCCTCTGTGCCAGGGATTACTGACACGTGCAGCGTGTTCTTCCCGGTGCAAATCTCCGTCGGAGGCGTGGTGTTGTTCGGCCTCTACCCGTGTGATCCAGACGGCTATTCGGGCGCCGACAGTTACACGGTCTACGCGCGCGACATACTCGGCAATCTGCTTCCGGCAACGACATCAGCGAGCGCGGTTATACCGGTTTTTACAGCTACCGCTGGATCGAATGTCATCAGCGTGGCGTTGGCCGATCACGGATATTCAGTCGGCATCACGTTTCCTGTGCTGATAGAGATAAGCCTCGGCGGGAACGTGCACCTGTACGGCAATTACGTTATCCAGGATATCGTCGATGCCAACACGTTCACGATTCTTGCCAACGTAGCGGCTGCGTCTAGCGGCGGGGGCACCGCTGACTTCATTCCTGCCATTTACAATGGCCTGACGCCAAATCCGCCGTCTGCGTTGCCGGTCGTCGCAGTGGACGACTGGACGCCTGATAACTTCGGCCAGGATCTGGTGGCTTGCGGTGTCGCGACTGGTGTTCTATCGCCTTCGGGCGTGCTGTATCAGCCCATTTACATCTGGTCACCGCAGGGTCAGCCGACCGCATCTGTAATTCCGCAGGCCCCCGTCGTCAATGACGGCATCTTCGTCGCGATGCCGCAGCGGCAGATCGTAGCCTGGGGATCAACGCAGACCGGAATTCAGGATCCGCTGCTCATCAACTGGTGCGACGTCAATAACCCCTACCAATGGATAGCGCTGGTGACGAATCAGGCGGGATCGTACCGTATCCCCAAGGGCTCGCGCATCGTCGCCGGAGTTCAGGGACCGCAGCAGGCGCTCATCTGGACCGATATCGATGTCTGGTCGATGCAGTACATCGGGCCTCCGTACGTTTACTCGTTCAACGAAATCGGCACGGGCTGCGGGCTGATAGGACGCAAAGCAGGCGGCGCGCTGAACGGCATCTATTACTGGATGGGGCCTTCGCAGTTCTTTAATCTCGGGGGCGAAGGCGTGCTGCCGCTGCCGTGCCCAGTGTGGGATGTCGTGTTTCAGAACCTGTATCCAGGCATCGCGGCTGCAAACAAGATTCGCTTCGCCAGCAACGCGCGCTTCGGCGAGATTCAGTGGTTCTACCCGTCTGCCAATGGCACCGGCGAAGTCGATTCGTATGTCAAGTACAACGTCTATATGGGCGTCTGGGACTATGGCTCACTCGGGCGCACCGCATGGGTCGATCAGTCGGTACTTGGGCCACCGATCGGCGCAGACCCGGCATCGCTGTACCTGTATCAGCACGAGACGTCGAACGACGCGGACGGCGCGCCGATGCTGCCGTACTTTCAGACCGGCTACTTCACGATCGCCGAGGGTGACTTCCAGACCTTCATCGATCTCATCTGGCCGGACATGCGATACGGGCAGTGGTCTCAACCGCAGACGGCCACCGTGCAAATTACGTTTTACGTGGTCAATTACCCCGGCGACACACCGCGCGTTTTTGGCCCGTATTCGGTCACGCAGGCGACGAAGTATTTCAACACGCGACTGCGTGGCAGGCTGGTGTCGATCAGAATATCGAGCAGTGATCTTGGTTCATTTT